CAGTCGATTCAAATTTTTTGAGAAATGGAACAACGCCAGTATGCTGGACTTCTCCACCTCGGATTTTAGCGTTGATGCCACGGATTCGACCTGCGTTGATACCGATTCCCGCCCTTTGTGCAACGTATCTGCCGATAGCCATATCAGAACTAAAGATGCTATCGAGGGTGTCATCAGAATCAACAAGCACACAGCTAGCAAATTGTCGAAGTGTAGTTCGCACTCCTGCCATGATAGGTGTGGGAATGTTGATTTTGTGTTTGCTGATTGCGTCGTAGTATCGTCTGACATAATCGAGTCTTGTGGTTAGAGGATAGTCAGCGAAGAGTACAAGAGAGATCATCATGTACATGTACTGGGGAGTCTCATAGACTTCACCACCAGAACGATCCTGAACGAGATACTTATCGACTACTTGGCGTAGTCCAGCATATGTAAACAGGTAGTCACGATCATGATCAATCCAAGAATTAATCTTGACCCACTCCTCGTCACTATATTTATCTAAAATCTCTTCATCATATACTTTATTAACAGTAGCATTGTACAGTGCTACGTCATAAGGTGTCGGCATTCCATCCTTCCAGACGTTCTTATTGAACACCTGTTTACGAAGACCAAACAGAAGCAAACGAGCAGCAACAAACTGATAATTAGGGTTATCAAGGGTGATTAGATCACTAGCAGAACGAATCAAAATCTCCTGGATTTGATCAGTAGTGATGCCATCTTCAAATTGAATGCCAGAGTTCATCTCCACCTGAGAAGCAGACACTCCAGCAAGTCCATTACATGCTTCTTCAACCATCTTATGAACCTTATCAAGGTTCAGTGGTTCTACCGAACCGTCTCGCTTCTTAACGTTGATCGTCATACTCGTTTCCATTCGTTCAGTTTAAGTTGTGCTTCTAGTCCGCTGTAAGTATTAGATTCTACCAGAGATTGTACGTCATGTCCAGCGAGTACCATGTCGTTCAGGTCTTTTTCTTTGATAGATTTTGGGAAGATAACTACCTTAGCTCCTGACGAAATTGATGCTTTAATTTTAGCAACAATTTCTCTGCTTCGGGGTTCGTTGTCGTAGGTGTATACCAATTGATAATCAAAAGTGCTGAGGTCAACATCGCTACCACACATAGCAATAGCATTTCTAATGAAATGACTGTCGAAGGGTCCTTCTGTGACATATACTTCCTTGGTAGGGTCAATACGATCTAGTCCATATACCTTAGGCATGGACTCATCCAACATTATAGTGATGTATCGAATCTTTGCCTTGGGGGCAAGAGATCTCCCCTGGTAACCAAACATGTTACCATCTTTATCCTTGAGTGGGATAATTATTCTGGCACTATCTTGACGAAGAGTATCAAACGTTTTCTTCTGCCGATTAGTCCAGTCCTTAAACTTTGGACAGTAGTAAAATAAATCTAACTCTTCAATTTTTCGTTGCTCAAGATATTGTCTTGCTGGATGTCCTTTATTTAGTTCGGAAATAGGTGTAAGATCTACTACTTTTGAGGTTTTAAAGACAGGTTGTTTAAAATCAAACTTGGGATCTGCCGTCGTTGTACCTTTACCCGTCAGTCCTTCCTTGTACCTCTCCATGACATACTGGTCATGAAGTAAAGGACTTTGGTCTTTTAAAAAATTAGTAAGTGTACGCCCAACACCACAATTATGGCACTTATATACAAAGTCATTCTTAACTTTGAAAAAGTATCCACGAGCTTTGTTCTTGTACTTCTGTGAGTCTCCACAGTAAGGGCACCGAAAGTTATACGTTCGGTCGTTTTTCCTTACAAATTTGTGTAGTTGTGGAGAAACAAGGTTGATGTACTTGGTATCAAGAAAGCTCACGGACGACAGATTCCACTGGAACCATACTAACAGAGGATCCAGAGGGAGTCAAGACTTTGATGATCGGTGGGACCACTTGTAACACTGCCACAAGGGTGGCAAGCACAGCACCAGCACCGATCACAAACTTAGCATTGGTATCAACTCTCTTTTGAAGAGTAGTAATCCTACCGTGAATAGTTTCGTTATCTTTATCGTGACGTTCTTTCATCTCCTCAAGCATCTTGAGGATTAGATCGTCAGTTCGTTCGCTTTCATCCAGTCTATTTTCATGGCGCTCCAAGATAATAGCAATCCTGTTGCTATTTTCTGAGATAGTCCCGACTGCTTTTTCTAGTTTGTCAAGCATCTCTTTGGAGAGATCTTCATAAATGTTGAGTTTACTTTCGAGAACTGCTAATTTACCAAGACCGAATGCCACTTTAGTTATTCCTGATAGCGAAGTCTAGAGCGGACTGGAATGTAGCAGCATCTTTGTTAAGCATGTAACGAAACTGCTGTTGCTTGGGCTCATCCAGTTGAGCATATGTAGCAGCAATACGCTTAGCAGAGAAGTTATCTAGATTCTGCTGTGTACCATCACCGAAAGTAATCTTAGCGAAACTAGTTTCTCCATTAGGATTGAGTTCGGCAGTAGCAACTTGTAGAGCAACGTCCATAGCATCAACTGTGGTCGTTTCCATAATGTTTTCATCCATGGTAAATTCTTCCTTCTTCAATTTCTTGGTTTGGTCGGACGCTTTCTTTTTGAAATCAGAAAGACGTGCCTTCATAAGGGTGTCCATTTCTTTGGACTTATTTTGCATCTTCTTCTTAGCGTCATCACGCTTCTTCTGAAGATCCTTAGCACGGTTCAACTTTTTCTGTTGATGAATCTGCTTCTGTGCTCTCTCAGTTTCTGAGGGGGCGGCTTCAGAAATAATTTTTTCTTCTACTTGTTCTTTCATTTTCTTACGTTTGGTAATACGAGAGAGCATTTGTTTGGCACCTTTGGTTCTTCCGTCAACAGAATCATTACCTTTCTTACCGTATGTTCTACGTTTCTTGGTATTGACAAAAATAAAAGCTGGTGGCATAGCGAGACCACTGCCATCTCCTGCCATCATCTCATTCAAATTAGATTCAGTTGCTTCAGACATTCTTGATCAACGTTGACGTGTAGTTTTTCAGGTAACCGATTTAAAAATAGCATAAATGCTTTTAATATAGGCCAGTACGTTGCTTCTATTTTAAAAAACAGAATTGGCGTAGCAGCATCATCAAACACATTATACATCACGATGACATGATTTAAAATTAAATGTGTTTTTAGCTCACCCGTCGTCTCATGACGACGGAGTAATCTTTTGATGTACTTAATTCTATTTAGATCCTCTTCAAAGTCACCATAGGTAACAGAGGTGGGATTATCATAATGTTTAATAGCAAACATTACCCAATTTTCTTGGGTCAATTCATCAAATAGCATCCCTTATCATTCGGCAGTGACTACAACAGAGGTATCGGAGATGACTTCTTTAGCACCATTGGAGGAGTTGATCTTAACTCTGTAAGAACCAGCATCTCCTTCAGCATAGGTAGCAACATCATAGGTTGGAGTATTGACACCAACGTTGACCCAACGTCTGCCAGACTTCTTCTGCCACTGATAGGAGAGAACGGAAGCATCACCAGGAGGAGTAGCAATAGCATCAACTGCCAAGGCAAGTGGTTGTCCAACAATAACCGCTAGAGTAGGAGCAGGTTGAGCATTGATGGTGATAATAACAGAAACGTCAGCGGCGGCAGCGTCGTCTGCCTGGGTCTCATTAGCGTTGAGATCAGGACCAGCGATGGTTACTAGCATCTCTGCCTTGTGGCGTGTGTGACCTTCACCATCAGTGTAGGTGAAGTAAGACCACCAACCAGGAGCGTTCAATCCACGCGCCTTGTTCTCAGCAAGTGCTGCTTCAGTGTTATCGATGAAAAGAATTTGTTTTGCTTGGGACGAAGGCGAGACACCACGACCAGCTTTGGCCTTGTTGTCATTGCTGTCCGTTCTTCCGTATAAGGACATTGTATCTCCAGGGACTACTTTCTATATTGTATTTATAAAAAAAGGGACCCGAAGGTCCCAGTTATTATTCGGCAGGTGCTTCTTCTTCTCTAGCGAGAATTGCTTTCTCAACTACAGCAAGAAGTTCATCATCCATTGTGGTCTTAGTTAGAGTGACTGCTTTCCTTAGGATAACCAGGCACAGTTCAACTAGTTTCTCACCGAGTTCTTCGTTATCAGGAATGTTGGCGACAGCATCACGTACAATTTTTGATGCTAGTGGGAGTAAAAAGGCGAGCATGATCTTAGGGCATAGTGCATGAACTATTTATTCTTGTTCTTATGCTTCCATGCTGTGGCGTAAGCAATACCTTCTTTATCCTTAGGATAATTCTTTTTGATATGCTTCACCATTCTCTCATACTTTTTTCCAGGGGGTGCTACCTCCTGGATTTTGTCCTCTTTCATTTGCTTTTTGGCAGTCTTAAGCACATATTTCTTGTGCTTCTTTGCCTCTGCTTTATCCATCTGGGCACCGTCTTCGATGTCAGGCATCACTTCGACGTGTGCCCCTTTCACTTTTTTTCTTCTTCGATTTCAGTACGGATTTCTGCTTCTTCCTTCATCTTTTTCTTAGCACCGATGATCTTAGAAACTTTTTTACGACGTGCTAGAAGATACTTGTCAGACTTATCATGATCGCCATCGTTATCAATGTCCTTGTCTTCCTTACCAACAGGATCTAGTTTCTTCTTCTCGTCAATCATCTCACCAGTGGGTTCATAACCTGCCTTAACACAGTTGTCAACAGTCTTACCACCCTTCTTCTTGGTGCCCATTCTCTTATAACCTTTCCAGCAAGCTTTGCCATCAAGACCTTGTTCCTTGCCCTCGGCATTCTTCTTCTCAAAGATGAATGTCTCACCATTAAGTTCAAACTCAACAGTCTCTTTCTTCACAGCATTCTTATCTTCCTTCTGACACTTGGAGCACCCCTTCCCTCCACAGTAAGAACAGCATTCTTCCTTGGCAACCACTTTCGTGGTGTCCTTAATCTCTGCTCCGTGAGACTGTTTGACACCTGCACCGACACGTAGATCGGTAGCAGGATCAGGAGCACCCGCATTTGCTTTGATATCTTTGGAACCTTCATCACTCTTCTCCTCCTTACCTTCTAATGAGGGGATTGATGTAGCAGCATCAGCACCACCTTCTCTAGTAGGAGATTCGGGACCTTGCTTCATTTCAGCAGGAATGCCTTCCTCTTGTAACATGTGGTGCCCAAATCCTCCGCCGCTCATCCAGCGACCATAGGACTCAACTAGAGCTTTCGAGAAGTCATCATTATGTTTTAAATCAGTCGTGGGTTTTTGACGTTCCATTATTTGTGAAGATACTACTTTTCCTTTCTTTATTTATAGTCTCTTGTACTTCACGTATGTCAGATACCCAAGCACGGAACATATCACCACCCTCAGTAATAGCGATAACATAGTTAGGACCAGCACGATGAACCCTCCCCTTCTCCCCTGTGTTAGTATTAAACACTAGATCTCCTGGTTGATAAACCTCTTTCAAGCGGAACCGCTGTTGGTCCGCTGTCTTTTTAATATCCCTAAAGTCTCTCATTTAATACCCATTGCTTTTCGGACTTCCATAAACAATTCCATCTTCTGTTCGATGTTCAATGTATCTGGAATACCAGTTTGGAAAGAAACAAAGTCTGCTTCTGCTGCTGCTTTTCTCATCTTGCTTGCTGACATACCAGCGGCACCATCAGCATCAGGGTCACGATCACCAGCAGAGACTACATCAATGTTTCGGAAAGTATACTCAACACCATTGTACTTTGTCAACATACCTGTAAAGGAAGCAACACGATCACTACCAACTACCATGGTGATATCTTCATAGGTTCCTTGTAAATGCTGGAGTACATGGATCGGTGTCTTAATATCTGTGTTGTACTGAATACTCTTAGCATGTTTAGGGAACATGAGCTTCATGTACTTCACTTTAACATCAGACTTGAGGGGATTCTTTTTCTTATCCAGCGAGTGACTGGTAAAAACAAGATAGTCATCCCGTCCAGCTTGCTTAGCAACTGCTTGGATTAACTTCTCATGTCCGATAGTAGGTGGATTAAACCTACCAAAAGTGAAGACTGCTCTACTCATTTCCCGTCAACCCAATCCTTTGATACGTTGAAATTAGCAACACTAAACTGTAAGCGGTCAACAAGCTTGACTGCTGTGGCATCCTCTTGGATAGCAACGTATCCTTCTGGAGCGGTCACCTTGTAACCATTTTCACTTCTCAGATAGGTACGAATCTTCTCACCTTTCTCAAGTTTACGAATGAACAGTAGTTTAGCTTGCTGTAATGTAGTATATAGACCAACTGTTTTGAGGAGAGCAGTCTCATTTGCTTCAATAAAGTCCAGTCCATCATACAGTTTCTTCAGTTTACCTGCCTTTGCTTTTGGGGTCTTAACTTTGTCTACTGCCTTCTTTACCTCTCCCTCAAAATAATGCTTAAAATCACGTACAAAGTTAGAAGCACTACTAACTCGTCGTCCCTGTCTGACATACGTATTGAAGTAAATCTTGAGTCGTGGTCCTACAGTTAACTGATCGTTTGCTTCGATCTGTTCTGCTACATTATCTAGGAATGCTGACGCTTGATTTACTAGAGTAGTTGATGCTCTCTTCATGCTCTTCAACTTATTAACTTCTTGCTGAGTAAGAAGCACATCTTTACCAAGTTGATCAGTCTCAGCACTGAGTACAAGAACATCGTCTGATGATTTGAGTTGATTTATATCGTAACCAAAAGTAGCAGACAGAGAATCAACACTGTTCCCTCTATACGTTGTATGAAAGACAACTCCGATCTTGGCCCTCTGTGCCTTCTTGTAGAGAGCGGAGGTCTCTGGTATGCAATATGTAATTGTGTTAGGAGTGAACGTAATACAGCGTTCTCCGTCGATTGTTTCATACTTCTTGTCATCTGTGAACAGAAGATCACCCTGTGCTACCCCATTAATACCGAGGTCTGGAAAATATTTCAGGGCATCTTTCAGTTTAGAAACAAGACCAGGAGCATGACCATGATTTACATCAACGTCAGTGTCTCTAAAATTAATCTTGGCATTTTTATTGAACACCGACTTGGTGCCTACAAAAAATCTTTTGGTGCCTGGATACATACCACAGAAAATAGCAGGGGCACCATCCCACTTAGTAGTAATTTTGAATGTATTCTTTTGTTTGCCACTGAATGTCTGGGCAAGTTCATCCAAGAACATGAAAGCATCTCTTGCTCCCTGACTACCGTCAAAGAGGATGCTGTCTTCCAAGTGTTCTAGGTGGGTGTTCTTAGACATCAGTAGAGTTTCCCGAAAGGTCCAAAGCGGTCGCCCTTCTTCTGGGCGAGAAATGTCATGTCAGTCATGAACTGGTTACGTTCCTTTTCTTTCATGCCCATAAGCATGTCAAGGAAGTACAGTTGCATCATCTTTGACGTAGCAACATGTGTTTCGGTAGCAAGGACGACCTGGAAATTATTGACTGCCTCGTCTTCATCGACAACAGTGTCAACTCCCTTCTGCCTCAGTGACTTGATTATCTTAGCATACTCATCCTGTACCTTGGTGAAGTCAGTCAGACTCTTTGGATACTGTCCATGCCTGTTGTCAAACCTGACTCCATAGTCGATCATCAGTTTTCTTACCATGTCAACAGGTGCCTTACCCAGGCGAGCAGCAGCTGCTCCCTCTTGTGTAGGTTCCCACTTCAGATTTGAGAATCCAGAACTATCGTTGCCTTTGATCTGGAAATTGTATACAGACTTGGGTGCCTGTACAAAAACTCTAGTGTCTTGTGTACCAAATGAGGTGACACCTTTCTTATTTTTACCAAGAGATAGATCAATTTTGACTCTATCTACCTCAAAATACATCTGTTTATATGACTCAAACGCCGCTTCGTCTAAGTTTACCCTCTCGTATCTTGCTTCTTTACCTGAGATTTTTTTGAGAGATACTCCAACGATAATATCATCCCTAAACATTGTTCTAAGGATAGCATTTAATTCTTGGATGGTTTGACTACTACCACCATCGACTAGTTCTTGGATTTGTCTAATAGTTTTATTGGAATCCTTGATCAACCATATGTCAGCAGGGTTCCAGTTATCTTTTTGAGAGATTTGATACTTGGTTCTAATAAGATCAGTGATCCATTTCATGAATCCACCGTCACGATTGAACTCAGTAAACCTAGGATTAGCATACTCAATCAGCATAGTCTTCTGCTGCTTGTAGTAATCATCCAACCAGGAATCATCAAACTCTAATTGTGATCTCTTCCATATCTTTTGTAGCGCCATGTACGCCACACTATCCTTTCGGATATCTTCTGAAGAATTATACCTTTTGTTCTCTCTAAGAACTCGTTTCAAGATATAAGCAGACCCTCTCTCCTGAGCAGCAGTGGTCTTAGCATCAGCAGCGCCGCCTGCTCCAGTCTTTCCTGTAATTTCAAAGACTACTTTCTTGTTATCAAGATCAATTTGATACTTATCTTTGCCAGATAGACCACCAGGATTCTTAGCAATGACATCAAGCAACATAGAACTATTCAGATAGATCTTGTAAGTGCCTTGTCTATTAGTAGGCCACTTAAATCCGCTATCTGCTTTCTCTGGTCTCAACCAACCAGATGTAGCAACCTCTTCTAAGATAGCTTTCAGTGCTGCCTTAGCAGGATTGGGCACTGGAGATACTATCTGAGATATATTAGCAGGTTGTTTTGCCATAAAAAAATCCTCCCCTAGTATTTAGGGAAGGTCCTTTAAATATTCTTTTTCATTTTGATAGGGGTGGGTCTCCCCTGTCCATAGTTTGTATCCCTCAACTACCTCTGGTATTAACCACTGGTCCACCCGATAGCAATACTTCCAGTTGACAGGTTGAATACAGTTCATCACAACCACTTGGAAGAATGCTACCGTATGAATCCAGAGACTAAGCATGTAGAGATTTCCAAACTGCTTCTATGTGCATGTTTCCGTGAAAGTAACCAGCAACGATAACACTAAGCGTTGCTGCTATCACTCCCAGAAACATCAGTATCGGTACTATCGGGGACTTTAGATGAGACGACTGGTGTTCTTCGGGAGATGACGATGAAGGCGTCGTTGTTGTACTTTCTTGTTCCTTTGACGGGAGACCACTTTGTTCCATGTCCTTCAATTTCGTATACTTGTGTACCACCAACTTTAATCTCTAGTTGGTCATCTTTCTCCCAACCAATCTCAACCATGGTTTTCCAGAGATCTTCTTCAGTAAACCTCACAGGTCACCCTCCTGACGATTCTCAGAATAGTAGATATCAAACTGTCCACCAGGATAACGTTTCTCAAGTTTCTTGATGTTACGTTCGATAACCTCTTCAAAGGACACACCCAGTGCCTGTGTTGCTTGTGCTACGTACCAGAGAAGATCACCCAACTCAATAATAAGATGTTCTCGATTGTGGTCGTCCCAAGGTTTGCCTTGGAATACCATCTTCTTGATGATCTCCAGAAACTCACCACCTTCAGCATTGATCCCAACACCAGCAGTGAGAAGACGCTCAATATTGGCACCCTTTCGATCAAGCTCAACGAGACGGTCAGCAAGATCAACAAAATCTTTTGAAGCATCGCTGGTTACAGCGTCAACGAAAGTTTCATAACGAGAAAAGTTGATTGTCATATTACGAATTTGGAAAATTTATCGATACGGTTTTGTTTTTCTGAAGCATCTTCAAATGCTTCGTAAGTGTCTTCCTGTTGAGTTTCAAGGATGTTGTCGCCCTCGGAATCCTCAACATTATACAACTTCATTTTCGCCCTGTCAATCCCCACCGTGAACCTACGGTAATACGTGAGATCATTGTATCTATTCTTAAGTTGCTTAACCATGATACGACCGCTCTGCTCAAGTTCCTCAGTAGATATAAGAGCGAACATAAAATCAGCAGTGGCGGGTAGACCAAAAGACTCACTAGTATCAGTGAGATCGACATCACTATTGCCGAAACCAGAACGAGTGGTCTGAGTAGCAGATACAACAGGTACGTCATGCTCGACAGCAAGTCCTCGAAGCTCTTCTGCAATCGCTTTGACATAGGTATAGGAATTTACGATGTGACCTTTGTAGCGTGATGAGGCACAAATGTTCAGATAATCAACAAAGATGATATCTGGTTTGAAGTATTTCTTCAGTGACAGTTCATTCAGCAGTCCTTTAAAGTGACCAGCATGAGCAGAAGCAGTAGGATATTCCTTAATGATCAAGCGACCTTGAGTCTTCCTACCGATCTCAGCAACCCTAGAGGTAAAGATCTGCTCAGGGATAGTGCTGATGTCTTTGATGTTAATGTTCAGCAGATTAGCGTCAATACGCTCAGCAATCTTCTCCTCAGACATCTCCATAGTGATGTAGAGAACATTCTTGCCCTGCTGTAAACATGCTGCTGCCATGTGACACATGAACAGAGACTTACCGACACCAGTACCAGCAAGGGCAACGTTCAGTGTCTTGTTAGACAGTCCACCCTTAGTGACAGTGTTGAACTTCTCAATATCAAATGGAGTTTTGTGCTCCTCCATATGATAGAACTCGTATCGTTCTTGTACGTTTTCAACGTAGTCGTGTCCTACATGTTCGTCGAACGATACTGCCAAGGCTTCTTGGAGTATTGAGGGGATCGCATCCTTTGATACTTTCGATTCACCTCCGTCAGCAATCTTGATCGATTCAAGTAAGGCGAGGTAGATTGCTCGGTCTTTACACCACTTTTCTGTGGTGTCAAGTAACCACTGGTGCTCAACGTCTGTGTCCTCAAAGGACTTGAGCGTCGTGACCGCCGTGTTGTACGCTTCCTCTGTAATGTCCTTACGATCCTGGAGGTTAATGATAAGAACCTCCGAAGTCGGGACAGTATCATACGAACTAGCGAAGTTCCAAACTTCTTCATAAATGATACGTTCATGATGTTCCTCAAAATATTCAGGTTTTACAAAAGGAACTACCTTACGATAGTAAGCTTCATTGAACAGAAGATTCCTGAGGATAGAAAGTTCAATTTTCTCAGTCGTCATCTGTGCCATAGAGGAATTCCTTTTGTGCTTGTTTATCTAGTTGTTCGAGAACTTCAGGGGTGAAGTATTGTTCTGGATCTTTGAGGATTGCTTTGGCATAGATTTTCTTTCCATCAATCTCATAACGTCCAGCAACGTTTTTCCACAACCCTGCTCGCTCGCCCATCTCAAGTAATCCATAGTGTCGCTGTAGTCCTCTCTGGTCAAAGAATAATCGTGTCTCTACTTTAGACCCTTCACGGGTCAGACGGGACTTCTTCGCCTCACATTTAATAATGTTTCCGACCAGATCGGTTCCTTCCTTTTCTTTCTTCTTGGAAAGAAAAACGATGGTAGAGGCGGAGTATTTAAGACCAACTCCTCCTCCCATTTCTTTAGTCGGGACATAAGATCCGATAACATCATAAGTGTGATTGGTGACTAGCATTGGAATGTTAGCCTTGCCGAGCTTCAAAGTCAAGACTCGGAAGGCACCCTTAATAAGCTGTGATTTTGTCATATCACGTACTTGCTTATCGTTTTGAATGTCCTCCATCTCCTTAGAAGAGGTGAGCATCCCCAAAGAGTCTAACACAAACATAAGCGGTTGACGCTCGTCTTTAGGTTGTTCTAAGTATTTGTCAACAACCCGTACCGCCTGGGTCCTAAACTCTTCAATGGTCTCCACAGGCATGATGATCATACGATCCGAGTCGATGCCACGACTCTCAATCATCTGCTTAGAAATGGCAGACTCAGTTTCAAAATAGATAACTCCAGCGTTAGGATCACTATCGAGGAAAGACTTAACGACAGAAAGACAAAAGAAAGTCTTTCCTGTCCCGCTCTCTCCCGCCAGAGCTGTGATTTTATTTGAGGGGAACCCGCCAAAAATACTTCCGCTAACCAGGGCGTTAACCATATAACTCCCAGTATCAACGTAAGATTCAATGTCGCCAGCAGCAATCCCATCGCTAACAAATGAAGCGTACTCATTCTTGCTGTCCTTAATAACAGTATCTAGGAATCCCATAATTAGAAAAATGATAAGAGTGAAACAGACCGCTCGTAGTCCCAACCAATACATTCTAGCACATTCCTGAGCGGTTCAAAGAATGACTTCTCAAACTGTTTGTTGTAGTCTACATACTTCTCGACATTGAATTCTGGTGGTAAGGTCTGGAAGAACGAGATCACGTTCTCTCCGATTGTGTTTGGGGTCTTGAGGTAGAGAAATTTGATCTTCTCTCCTTCTTGGATAAGAGGGTACTTATGAGTAAGTTTATTACTGCTAACGTGGTAATTGTACAGTAATGCACCTCGGACGTGAATAGGTGTACCCTTTGAATAAATCGTCGCCCGAGATTTGTACTTGGATAATCCATTCACACCTCTAGGAAAAGCAATATTTACACAGTCTTCTTTCTTCGTGTCTTCCTTAACCTTATCAATGAAGTCAATCAACACATCATTGTCTTGATTAATGATGATCTCATATGCTTTGAGTAGTTTGTCTCGGAAGAATGCTGGTGTGGATGACCTAGCGGTCTCCATCCCACAGATTTTCATCTTGGGTTCAGCATAGCGAACACCTTCGCTATCCCACACGTTAAGAATGTAACGTTTTTTAGCGGTCCAAATAGCACGGTCGGCAATATTCTCCCGCTTCATCTTCATCTTTTGCTCATATGCCGCAACGTACGTTGCCAACTCTTCATATGAACGTTCGATAAAAGGTTCCAGTTTCTCTTGGCAGATCTTGTCAAGTATGCCCACAATTGCTGCTTTGTCGCTAGACTTAGCACCAAAAAATTTATTAACAAGAGGTCCAAGATTAAGATAGATTGAGTCTGTATCGCTAGCGATGACATAATCAACTTCCTCCGTTTGTAGCAGTTTATTTAGGTATCCATTCATACGGTTCTCAATCCAACGGATGGAAAGTTGCCCCGACATGGTGATTGCCTCAGCAATCTCTAGACGATAATACCTAAAGTGTTCGTTACCAATGGCACCATAAGCTGAGTTCAGTTGAATCTTACGTGCCATCTGAATATTGTTACAGCGGGCGATCTCTTTCTTGAGATCTGTGCTGGGATTCTTTTCATACTCCTGCTTCGCCTTGAGCATACGCTTCTTGTAAATGGTACGTTCTTGATAGATCTTGTCCATCAGTTCAGGCAAGAACCCACGCTTATTGGTATCATAGAACGTACCGTTAGCACACAGAGTCTGACCACACAGATCAAACAGTTCAATCTCTTTATTCAGCAGACGATCTACCGTGGCAGTCGGATGCCTATGCTCCTTAAGCGTCTCTGGCGAGAGGTTGTACTGCATAATGAGGTGAGGGTATAGGGAGTTGAGGTCAAAACTGACCACCCAGTCATAAATGCCTGGACTCGGTTCCTTAACATACGCCCCAGCATACTTGTTATCTTTCCTGCTTTCATGTTTGGGAGGGATTACTATATTACGCTTGGACAGATAGACATAGATGATGTTGTCCCACATACGTACCTGTGAGTAAACATCTTCAAAGTTCACCTTAGCATCATATGCCATGGTGATAGCAAGTTCAATCAACTTCATCTTGTCATCCAACTGGTCAACCAGGCGAACGTCAATGATGTTGTAGTCCACGAACTTCTTCCAGTTCTTGGTATAGAACTCCTTGAAAGTATCGTACTCACTGTGGTCAAGTTTCTTGGCACCAAGTTCTACCGAACAGATATGATCCAGACGGTA